GAGCATTCATGGGGGGTAGAGCCTGATTTTAAGGGGACGCTCTCTCTGCACGCGAAGGGCTTAGTGGAGTTACTCAACACTGTAGGACCCAAGGTCGCATGACACTGAACATCGTGGCACTAGTACTCTCGATTACGGCGTTCGTCCTCTCATGCATAAGTTTGTACATGTGTTATCTGATGGCGTTGAGTATAGGAAGATTCAAGCAGCATGTGAACACAGCACTCACTAGTCCATTTCCAGATCAAGTACGCTCGTCACTACGCACATTACTGAGAGAGCACTGACCCACCATGCCAGAACGTACACGTGTCCCATGTGGTTGGCCTGGTTGTGCTCAGTTGGTGGCTCCCAACAGTGGTCACTGCGATGCGCACAAAAAGATGCGATGGGCTAAACAGAATTACGCCAGACGCAGCGACCCCACTGAGGCACAGTTGGATCGGTTCTATTCAGGGAGTACGTGGCAGAGGGCACGCTTGATGTACATCCGTGAGCATCCCCTCTGTGCCACATGTGGTGATGTCGCACGGGTAGTCGATCACGTGGCGCCTCGTCGCCAAGGAGGCGCAGACCTGGACCCAGCCAACTTTCAGTCAATGTGTACGCGGTGCCATGCTCTAAAAAGTGCACAAGATAAAAAGAACCATCCTTAAAACATCCACCACACTGAAGGCGGGGGGTAGATGAATCTCTTACAACTTTTGTAGTAGGGCGCGGGTGTGCACGTGCAAAAAACTAAGCGGGTTTCTTGAGGGTAGTTTTTGACTTGTCGTCAGCTAGTTAGCACTGAGGCCCCTGTTTTATTCCCAACCCAACCTAAGCCCATGCCTCTAGGAGCCTCTAGGAGCCTCTAGGACGCGATATTCTTGCTTACCCTCGGCATTCCCCTGTCCGACCCTGACAATCGTAAGGCCAGGGCAATGCTTCAGCCTAATGCCAAGCCTGGTGAGATCTATAACCGACTTTTATAAACTAGTGCACACTTTGTGCGACTCGTGATAGGATCACTTTATGGGCGCTCGCGGACCACAACCAAAACCTAGCTATCTGAGACTCCTTGAGGGCAATCCCTCTGGCCGTCCGTTCAACCCCGCCGAGGCAAAAGTTCCGGTTGTAAAAGAGATCCCATGTCCGGCGTGGTTTAACCAGGCTCGTCAGTATTTGTGGACCGCCGTATGTCGTGAACTGGCTTCCATGGGAGGGCTTTCCACCGTCGATTATCAGATGCTGGTTCTCTATGTTGATACGCTCACAGAGTGCGAGCGTCTAATGCAAAAATTTCAAACTTACGATTCGGTAGCTCCCGTTCGATGCGCGGGACCATTGGACGAAGATGGAAAACCAACAGAAATAACGAAGGGCATTAAGGCGCTACCTTGGTACGCTCAATTAATGCAACAAAAAACTTTAGCGCTTCGCTTCGCGTCTCATTTTGGGCAAACTCCAAGCGCACGAGCACGTATCGTGTTCTTAGGAAACGGTACAGATGCAAATCCAAAAGACCCATTCGGTGACTAGTGCTCTGGCATGGCGCAAAGAATATTACTTCGACCGAGCTGCGGCTCGGCGTGTAGTGCGGTTTTTTTTCGAAAACATTCGGCACACAAAAGGTTCCTTTGCTGGCAAGGCCTTCTTGCTTGAAACTTGGCAACGCAAAGCCACTCGTCGATTGTTTGGTTGGAAGCGCAGAGTGGACGGCTCGCGCAAATACCGCACCATGTTTGTGTTTGTTCCACGTAAAAATGGCAAGAGCACTTGGGGTGCTGGTATTGCGCTGTACCTGCTTCATGCTGATGGAGAAATTGGAGCTGAAATAGTTTCTGCCGCTGCCGACACTGACCAAGCAAATGTTATTTTCAGCATTGCCAAAGACATGAACGACGGCTCCTTGTTGCTGACCAAGCGTGGCAAAAGTTTTAGACGCTCGCTTGTCGTGCACGAAACAGGTTCCAATTACAAGGTTATTTCAGCCGATGCCAACACCAAGCATGGTGCCAACTTGCATGGTATTTTGTTTGATGAACTTCATGCTCAGCCCTCGCGTGATTTGTACGATGTATTGAAAACTTCAACCGGAGCACGCAAACAACCACTTGAAATTTATATGACCACTGCCGGATTCGACCGCAATTCGGTGTGCTACGAAGTGTACGATTATGCAAAGCGAGTGCGAGATGGTCTGGTAGTAGACCCCAGTTTTATGCCCTTAATATTTGAGGCAGATGCCACCGATGACTGGACTTTGGAAGCCACTTGGCGCAAAGCGAATCCCAATTATGGGATTAGTATTTTTGCGCAGTACTTTGAAAAAGAAGTTCGTGAAGCAAAAGCAAAACCGACCTACGAAAATACTTTTAAGCGACTGCACTTAAACATGTGGACGGAAAGTGATGTGCGTGCTCTTAACATGAGTAAGTGGCGCGAGTGTGGACAGAACCTACCCTTCGACATGGATTCTCTTGCTGGCAAGCCCTGTTGGATGGGGCTTGACTTGTCCAGTGTAAACGATTTGGCAGCACTGGCACTTGTGTTTCGAGTAGAAGATTTGTGGGTGGTGGTCATGCGCTTTTGGTGTCCGGCTGAAACGCTTAAAGAGAAACTCGCGGCATCGCGTGGCCGCGTGCCATACGATTTATGGGTGAAACAAGGTTTTTTGTCTGCCACTCCTGGGGGCAGAATTGACTATGCGCGTATACGAGCTGAAATAAACTCTCTGTACAACGCCTATGACATAAGAGAAATTGCAGTGGATCCTTGGAATGCTCACCAGTTGTCCGCACAGTTGGAAGAGGAAGATGGATTCACAGTGGTGCATGTGCGGCAAGGTATTTTCACACTGAATGCTCCCACTAAGGAATTCATTTCAGCAGTGTCGGAAGTGAAGTTCTCTCACGGAGCCAACCCAGTCTTAACTTGGAATGCTGGGAACTTGAGTACTGAAGAAGATGCTGCCGGTAACTTGAAGCCAAGTAAGAAGCGCAGTCCTGAGAAAATAGACGGATGTGTTGCCATTATTACAGGTCTGTCAAGAGCGCTAGTAGCGTTAGATGTTTCTAGTGTATACTCTTCTAGGGACTTATTAGTTTTGTAGAAAAGGTGAAAAATACTGATGTCTCTCATAACACGCATTGGTAGCTTATTCAGCAAAAGGGCAGACGATAAACGGCCTCACGATGACGATGACCGTTGGTATTCGGCGTTCATAGCTGAAACCGCATCCGGTATTACCGTAACGCCTGAGTCAGCCTGTGGTACAGCTGCAGTGTACTCGTGTATTAGTGCCATATCCCAAACAATTGCGTGTATGCCTCTTCTAACCTACGAGCGCACATCGGATGGGGGACGTGAAAGGGCGGTGAACAGCCCGTTCTACTTCCTTCTAAACGCGATGCCCAATGACTGGATGACCTCTGGTGAGTGGGTGGAGATGCTGTTGGTCCACTTGCTTTTACGCGGGAACGCGTACACTTTTAAGCTTCGCGATAAGTCAGGAAGGATAATTGCACTGGTTCCACTCAACCCCACGCGCATGACAGTGTACCAGCTTGACGACATGAGTATTAACTACCGTTATGTGTTCAAAAATGGGAGTTCTCGTGACCTCTCGCAGCGTGAAGTAATGCACTTTCGTACCGGATTCACGGATGGTTTAACAGGTCGCTCCCCTATTTCGGTAGCTCGTGAGACGGCAGCTCTTACAATTGCAGCCGATAAATTCACAGGCAAGTTCTACAAAAACGGAGCAAAGCTATCAGGTATTTTAACTCATCCGAATAAATTGGATAAAGCCACCAGCGACCGCATTCGACAGTCGTGGCAAGCGGCACATGGCGGCGAATCCGAAGCTTTCAAGGTGGCAGTTGTTGAAGAAGGCATGAAGTTTGAGCCTATATCGATGAGTGCTCATGATGCGCAGTTTATTGAGCAACGACGCTTCCAGCTTGAAGAAATGGCTCGTATCTTTCGTGTGCCACCACACATTGTGGGAGACCTTTCGCGTGCCACATTTAGTAACATTGAGCAACAAGGAATTAACTTTGTAGTTTACTCTTTGCAGCCGTACATCAAGCGCATTGAGCAAACTTTGATGATGAATTTCTTTGTATCTAAAGTGGGGAACAAAGAACTTTATGCCGAGTTCCTAATTGATGGCTTGTTACGTGGTGACACCAAAACTCGCAATGAAGCTTACGAGATCATGCGTCGCAACGGCATCCTGTCTGCCAACGAGTGGCGAAAGCTAGAAAATATGTCTCCCATCAAAGACATTTCAGGCGACAAGTATTTGGTGGAAATGAACATGGTGTGGCAAGATAAGCTTGGCGAAACTCCACCAGCGGCTAACCCAGCACTACCAGCTCCCGATGCACAAAAGGAAGAACCTACTGTAAAAACTGAGGTGAAATCTCTGCCTACCCCACAAGAAAGAGCACTCGTGCGAGCGTGCTTCTCTAACATCTTGAATCGTCTGATTTACAAAGAGACAGAAGCGTTAGAACGACTGACTAAAAAAGAAAATAATACAGAAAAAATAAATGAGTGGATAACTGAACATGAAAAAACGTGCCGTTCCGCTATCTTCCCTCAGTTGGGACTTTACGCTTACCATCGCTCCATGTACGCAGATGTCCCGTTAAACGACAAAGTGGTGGAGATTCTATGGAATGACTTTTGGAAAAAGAGTCGCGAGCCATCTTATGCCTCTGTGCAAGAGCGCTCAGCTACGTTATCAAACCTTCTATGTGAATCGGTAGAAGCGATTTACGACGCAGAGCCGAAACTTTTACCCGGAACTAACCATGAGGAATATCGAACAGCGTAAGCAATTACATTTTGAAACCAACACCAAGCTTGAAGTTAGAGCCAAGGACGGCGAAGCCAAGAAAATCGTAGGCTACGCTTCCGTGTTCAATCAAATAACAAACATCGGGTACTTTGATGAGCGCGTGGCACCTGGTGCTTTCACTCGTTCCCTTACCGAGCGTCCTGACGTACGGGCACTTTGGGACCACGATTCTTCATTCCCAATTGGGCGTGTTGGAGCTGGTAGTCTTGAGTTAAAAGAGGATGGCACGGGATTGTATGTTGAAATCACTCCACCTGATACCCAAGCTGGCCGCGATACGCTGGAACTTGTGCGCACAGGGCACATTACTGGCATGAGTTTTGGATTTATGCCCATGCCCGATGGCGCCGACTGGTCAATTGTGGAAGGACGCGAAGTTAGAACCCTCACAGATGTAGACCTGTTTGAAATTTCAGTTGTTACCTTCCCAGCCTACGAGGGCACAAGCGCTGAAGCGCGCAGTGCCACACTAAGCCCAAAGCTTTCAGGAACTTTTGTTGAACCTGCTTCGATTTTTGAAGTAAGGTCAAACGAGCTTAAGGCTTTGATGGATGCAAAATTGGTGCGTCAAAACGATGGACTAAAAAAACGCATTGCATGGCTGGAAAAAAGCAAGTAACCTAAAAAAAGAACCTCTCGGTATTTTTGGTTCAAGTCCTTTGATTTGAGCTGGCCGTGCCGAGAATCCACTTTGGTTCCTCAGTTCCTTTGAACCTGGTACCGCGTGGCACACATACGTCAGTCCTTTAACGTGTTGCGCGCGCATATTCGGGTACTTTCCATTATCGGCGCAACTTAACTAACCAACTTGATTGGAGCATTGCGCTTTATGACATATTTAGAAAAACAACAGGCTCGGCATAAAGAAATTCTTGCCGAACTTCGTAAAATTCAGAACAAAGTATCTGACGAGAATCGGGAGATGCCGGCTGAAGAGCGAACTTCTTTTAACGCACTTGAAAAGGAATACGACGTTGTGTCGGAGTCCATTACACGTGAAACCCGTCTTAACGAACGTGAATCTGCTGCTGGTGGGCGTTACGAGTCTGCTCCTGCGGTTGAAAATCGTGGCAAGTCTGGCGACGGAGAAGAAGACCGTTCCAAGGAGTCAAAGAAATCCAGTGGGCCATTCAAAAGCTTCGGCGAGCAGCTTCAACAGGTTATTCGTGCTGGTTCTCACGGAGGACGAGTTGACCCAAGACTGCTTGAAGTTCGTGCCGCGACGGGAATGAATGAAGTAAATCCCGCTGAAGGTGGGTTCCTTGTGCAGAAAGAATACAGCGAGAAACTTAGCACTGGTGCCTATGACACTGGTGTTCTGAGTTCTCGTTGTACTCGACTCCCAATTGGCGCTGGCAAGAACGGTATCAAGCTTACCATGATTGATGAAACTTCTCGTGTAGATGGAAGCCGTCAAGGTGGAGTGCTTGCATATTGGGCAGGCGAGGCAGAGCAAAAAACTAAGAGCAAGCCAAAACTCAGACAAATTGAGCTAACTCTTAAGAAGTTAATCGGATTGATTCCAATCACCGACGAGCTTCTTGAGGATGCAACAGCGCTTGAGTCATGGGTTAACCAGCTCTTTTCTAAGGAATTTGGATTCCAGATTGATAACGCCATCGTACGCGGTAGTGGAGTAGGTCAACCTCTTGGATTCTTAAATTCACCTGCACTCGTGACCCAGGATGATGAAGCCACTCAAGCGGCTGCGGTAATAAACTGGAAAAACATTGTTAAAATGTACTCACGTCTCCCTGCTGCTTCGGCAAGCAAGGCTGCGTGGTATTACAACAGCGAAATCTTTCCAGCCCTGGCCACCATGCAGTTTGATGCTGGTGCAACGTCTGGCTCGGTACCTCTGTTCATTCCTGCAAATAGCGCTGCTGGCAACCCACAGAACTCCTTGCTTGGACTGCCTTTGATACCAATTGAGCAAGCGTCTGCACTTGGCACACCAGGAGACCTTATCTTGGCTGATATGTCCGAATATCTCTTAATTGAGAAGGGTGGCATACAGTCAGCGATGAGTATTCATGTTCGGTTTGAGTACGACGAGTCGATGTTGCGATTCGTGTTCCGAACTGACGGACAGCCAATGTGGAGAGCGCCACTTACTCCGTTCCTAGGTACTGCAACTAAGTCACCTTTTGTCGTACTCGATACGCGAAATGGTTCGTAGTCTTAGTTGATAAGTAACCTTTAAATTGAGTAAATCTTAGGAGAATTGTTTTATGAGTAATATTAATACTGAAAGTAAAGTTATACAGGGGCTTGCTCCTGTAGCTGACGCTTTTTCGGCATCGATTGTATCGACTGCCGTGAATATGAAGACGTTTAGCAGGGCGAATTTTTTCGTCATTAAGGGCGTTGGGGTTACTGGTACCAGCACTGTCACGCTTACCAAAGCTACTGACGGAAGTGGTACCACGGAAGCTGCCATCCCCTTCTACTACAGAAGGATTACGAATGCTGGCGTTGCTGGTGCTTGGACTCTAGCTACTACCACTGGTTTTACAACCACGGCCGGCAGCGCAGAGACATATGAGTTGGCAATTACAGACCAGATGGAAGGACTCGCATTAGGCGATAAGCCTTTTGTCCGATTGAAGGCAACGGAAGTTGTTGACAGTCCCGTTCTTGGGGGCGTCATGATTGTGGCTTCTGGTGGAAGATATGGGCTTAGTGGCTAAGTGTTAAGTCACTTGAGCGTGCCGTCGATTGTGGCGGCACGCTTTTTACTCTAAAGGCTACATGGCAGAAGTTTGTGAAGTCCGGTTCTATAAAGACGTACAGCACGAAGATACCTTTTTCCGAAAAGGTCAGCTTTATGTTTGTGAAGTCGAGGAAGCGAAATCGTTAGTTCGAGCAAATGTCGCTTCCATCGTTGAAAGAGTTACCGCATCTAATCCAGAAAGTGCCTTTGAGCGCATGGAGAGAAGAGACAAATGAGTGATGTTTATTACATTACAACACCTCCTTCGGGCTTGGTTATCTCGCTCGCTGAGACTAAGAAACATCTCCGTGTAGATGATTATGCGGCTGGTGCTCAAGCCTCTAAGACTTTCGGTAGTGGTAATTCCCTTTTGTTATTGACTGCAAAGTTTGACGGAATCTCTTCCAACGGATGGCAGGCTGTAATAATCAACGGCGGTAACGATACCCCACTTTCTGTATCTTTTGCTTCAGACATTTTTACCATCAATCTTGCCACTAGCTCAGGCGGTGTTGCCACAAGCACTGTGAATGATGTGATTGCGGCACTACTAAACTCTCCCCTTATTGCCCAAAAAATAACGGCCACGCAAGGTGCTGGCAATGGTACAGGACTGCTTGCAGCGGCGACTGTTGCGTCCTTTAGTGGTGGCGTGGACGGATTGAGTTACGAAGACGACTACGTTACCACATTGATAATGGTAGCTCAGGGCCAAACTGAAACATTACTTCGCAAAAGACTTCTTACTCAAACTATGACCAAGCGTTTACGGTCTTTTCCTTGCTCAAATGACTATTTGAAACTTGATTGGGGGAACGTGCAAAGCGTAGATGAGGTGCGTTATTATGACCAGAATGAGGCTCTTCAAACTCTAAGCGCCCCATACTCCATTTTTAAATTGGATAATAAGAATGTCCCTGCCTTGATGGCACTTAGTCCTGGGCAATCCTGGCCTTATGTGAACACGTACAGACATGCACCAGTGGAAGTGGATTTTATTGTGGGATATGGCGACGATGGCGACTCGGTGCCTTTTGAAATTCGGCACGCCATGAAACTCATGATTGGGCACTGGTACACGAACCGTGAAAGCGTGCAAGTGAATCCAGGTATTACAGCTCTTATAATTCCACAGGCTGCGGAATGGTTGTTGGCTTCGCATCGTGACTTTAGATTTTAACGGAGGCAATAGGTGGCATTCGGGTTCCCTCAAGCAGTGGCAGGAAAAAGAGACAGGAGAATTTGGCTCCTGCAAGCCACCACTACGTTCAATGAAATGAATGAGCCAGTGGAAAGCTTCGCGCGTAACCGTCAAATGTGGGCCGAAGTAAACCACATTTCGATAGCCGAAAAGTATGATTCAAATAGCTCGCGTGCTGTAAAGCTTACCAATTTTCGCGTGCAGTATTGCACGGACGTGAGCGAGAGAGATCGCATCGAGCACGACAATCAAGTGTATAAAGTGCTGGGCATAACCGAGCTTGGAAGGCGAGAGCTTACCGAGATTGCAGGTGAATATGTGGAGGGCTTGGCACCGTGAGCATAACCATAGAGATTCCTCAACTAAAGAACTTCGCCAAAGGACTCCAAGATTTACCGGAGAAGGTGGCACGCAACATCCTGGGTAGTGCGCTTAAAAAAGCTGGGCGTCTTTTAGCCGACCGTACTCAAAGCATCGTACCGAGGCATTCTGGGCAGTTGCAAAAAAGTATTGTTGGACGTGCTAAAAAAATCACTGAAGTGGAGCGAGCTTACTATGTTGAGACTCCTCTTTTTTACGCTCCTTTGATTGAATACGGCCATAAGTGGGTAATTAAAAGAGGGAACAAAGTTATAAAGGCTGGCAACAAAGGGCCAGCACCTTTTATGCGACCCGCGTTTGATTCCACCAAGGAAGAGATTCAGAATTTAATCGCCACAGATATTGGTAGTTCTGTCGCAAAACAATGGAAGAAATTAGGCAATGGCTGAAGCAGAAGTTGGACTTATTAACAAACTGCTGGCAACCGCGCCGTTGACTGCTTTAGTGAGCACACGGATTTATTTTGCCGAAGCACCAGAACCACCAACACTTCCATACGTCACGATGACACGCATAGATGCACCTCGTGTGCACAGTCTTACTGGACCGAGCGGTTTGGCTGCTGCAAGAGTACAGATTGACGTGTACGCTAAGAGCGTGAAGGCAGCGCGTGCCATTGGAAAGACCATACGTGAAGCCATCGACGGATTTAGGGGAATACAAAGCGGAGTAAACCTTCAGGGCGTCTTACTACTGGACGAAATGGACGGATACTCCGATTCGCTGGAATTGAGACGTGTTACACAAGACTATCGCGTGTGGTACAACGAGTAGGATATTTCACATTATTTAATTAGGGAGAATATTATATGGCAGCAACAGAAGGAACTTCGGGATTTGGAACACTGCTTCAACGGGGCGACGGCGGTGTAGGAGCTGGCACAAAAGCTTCTAAAATCATCGGAACCAGCAATGCACAGCTTAAAGTTCTGGCTAAAACAGCTGGTGTCTATGGCAATGCGTTGACTTTCGGAATTGTGGTATCAGGAAATAGCACAGCTTACAGCCAAGTTATTACTCAAACGTCAGTTCTGATTAACGCAGCCACGGACTCTGGCGGCTTGTCAACCACTACCGTTCTGCAAGCAATTGCGAATCTCTACGCAAGCGCAACGTTCGATGAATTCTTTGATGCCAACATAAGTACAGGAACAGGAGCAAGTGTCATCGTGGCTGGTGCTTCAGCGGTTCTTAGCGGTGGCCTGGCAGGAACAGAGGTTTTTACAACTCTTGCCGAAATCACCAACATCAGTGGACCTGGTGTTAAGTTGGAGCTTATTGATGCAACGCACATGGCGTCACCGAATGCGTTCCGTGAGTTCATTCCGAGCTTGCTCGATGGTACTGAAATCAGCTTTGATTTGAATTACCTTCCAGGTAACGCGAACCAAGGTGGACTTCGTTCCGACCAATTAGCCAGACTCGTTAGAAATTACCGCATCGTTTGGACTGATACCGCCGCATCTACCGATAGCTTTGCTGGGTACGTGACGGATTTTACGCCGTCTGCAAAAATTGATGATAAGTTGATGGCGAGCGCAACTATCAAAATCACGGGGCCGATTACCCGTCTTTAATACATAACCGTAGCGAAGAGAGGCGCTACTTATAATATGACAAATGCAAAACAGGCATCACCTGCAATCGTAGTTGACCTTGACCGCAAACGAAACTTCGTACTTGACTTAAACGCTTTCTGTGAGCTGGAGAAGCGCGTTGGAAAAAGTTTATTCAAGTTAATTAAGTGGGATGATATGGGCGTTAATGACCTTCGGTACCTATTGTGGGCCGGATTACTCACTGACGACCCATCTCTAACACTTGAAGACTTCAGCAAGATGGTGTCAATGCAAAAGCTTCAACAGTTTGCGCCGATGATAAATGAAATGTTGGGACGCACCATGCCACCTGCTGAACCTGCGAAGGAGGGCGATGCCGAAAAAAAGGAGCAACCGACCGCATAGAGGATTCAGAAATCAACTGGCTCCTAATGTGGTCGATTGCGGTTTATGACTATGGGCTTACGGATGAGCAGTTTAAAAGATTGACACCTATACAGTTTCACTACCTGGGGAAACGATTTGATGCCACCAAGAAGCATCAAGATCTTGGGTTTGGAATTGTAGCAAGTACCATCGCCAATGCTCACCGTGACCATTCAAAACAGAAAAAACCCTTCGTCGCGCAGGACTTTATGCCAGTGTATGATACCCCAAAGAAGAAGACTGGCAACGACCTGAAGCAATACTGGGACACGATGGTGCGTCCACACGCAGATGCGGCTGAGAAAGCACGCGAGAAACTTCGTCGTCGTGGAGGCGACGAATAATGGCAAAAGAAGTAGCCACCCTATTTGTAGAACTACGCGGTTCCTTTGCAAAGTTCTCAGCCGACATGAACCAAGTCTCGAAGACCTTTTCGGGGCTTGGGAAAAATGTTGAGCGAATCGGTAAACAATTTACCTCTGCGTTTACGGTACCACTTGGCTTGGTGGGTGCGGCTGCTATTGCTGCCGCCAAAGACATGGATGAAGCGTTTGATACCATTCGTGCCAAAACTGGCGCAACTGGGGACGCGCTAGATTCTTTACAAGGTACCTTCAAAGCAGTTTTTGTTGAAAGTACTCAAGGTGCAAAAGAAGTTGGTAACGTCATTGCCGAACTCAACACAGGGCTTGGTCTCACAGGGAAACCTCTCGCAGCTCTTTCAAAACAAGTAACTGGCTTGGCTCAGGTTACTGGACAAGACCTCGCTACTACCGTTAAGGGCACAGTGTCTCTGTTCAACTCGTGGCAGGTAGCTACGGATAAGCAAAGCTCTACGATGGACTTTCTGTTCAAAGTGGGACAGAAAACAAATGCCAACGTAGGAGAGCTGGCGCAAACTGTTGCTTCATTCCAACCCACATTACAGCGTCTCGGATTGGGCCTTGAGCAAAGTGCCTCAATGTTTGCCTTGCTAGGCAAGAACGGACTCGACGCTGGTAACGTGATGGGCGCTTTTAATGTTGCCGTCACAAAATTCTCTAAGGCTGGCGTTAAAGACATGGGCGCAGCATTGCAGCTGACGTTTAATGCACTCAAAAAAGCACCTAGCGATACCGCTGCGGCGGCCGCTGCAATTGAAATCTTTGGTAACAAAGCTGGGCCACAACTTGCCTCTCTGATTCGGCAAGGGAAACTTAGTGTAGATGATTTTATAGCTGGCATTCAGGGATCAACTGAAACTATTGGCAAAGCAGTAGACGACACAGATTCATTCTCTGACCGTCTTACAAAGTTTCGTCACCAAGTCGAAGTAGCCTTAGAGCCTCTTGGCTCTCCGATACTAAAAGGTTTAACCGAACTAATGAAGGAGCTGACTCCAATTCTGAAGTCAGCAGGAGAAGCATTCGCTGGTCTTAGTCCGGCGGTTCGTGAATTCATAGCTGGCGCTGGTGTAATATTGGTAGTGGTTGGGCCAGTAATAAAGGTTGTCGGATTCCTATTTGGTTGGGTGGCTCGGCTCGGTCCTGTCTTTAGAATTGCTGCACAAGGCGGGGTGTTGATGGCAGGAAGCCTCACGCTTCTATTCACACCGTTGGGAGTAGTAGCTGCACTGGTGGGTGCCGCCATTGCAGTGTGGTACGAGTGGGACACTATCAGCCCAATGATTGACCACTTTGCTGCCGACGTCAACGTTGGGCTGTCTGAAATTGGACGTATCGTTACTCAAGTAACAGACGAAGCACTAGGCTCTGCTCTAGCTTTTGCTCAAGGTATTGGGGAAGCTTTTGTTGGCATGAAGGATAACGTTCTTGCCTCAGTACAAATGATGGTGGAAGGAGTTCAAGAATGGTTTACCGGAAAGTTCGACGGTGCAAAACAAGCAGTCGTTGGCTTTACTGATGATGTAAAAGCGACCTTCGAAGGACTTTACGATTCTGTGATTGGTCCTTCTTCTGTTCCTGACTTAGTGAACGGAGTCGGGGAAAACTTCGCCACGCTTGGCGCAAAGATGATTCCTCCCACTCAGGCTGCCACGGCAGGAGTAGACCAAGCGTTTAGCTCTCTCCTTACGTCTATTAAAAATACAAGCAAGGGCGCAGGAGATGAAGGTAAAAAGCTTGGCGAATCGTGGAAGCGTACCGGAGAAGACCTCAAGAGCGTGATGTCGGATTTGAACCACGACATGGACCCTCTTCGTAAAAATATTACTGAGTTACTCAAGGCAAATGACTACGACGGACTCAACAAGCTGGCCGAAAGTTTCAAAGGCAACAAGGATGCGCTTGACCAATTTCGCAAATCACTAAGCGATGGCAAGGGGGACTTCAACGAATGGAATCGTAACCAAACGCAACTTAATGAAAAGTTAAAAGATACCCAAAAAGAACTGTACGAGCTTGCCGCCGGTAAGAAATTAATCGACCCACTTACTGAAAGCATCACGCAGCTCATGGCCGCTGGCGACATGGAAGGGCTGAAGAATCTTGGCTCCTCGATGCAAGATACAGCAGAGCACTCACGCGCATTTGACCAAGCGTTGAGTGGCTCAATGGGGACCATGAAAGAGATGAAGGCGGCAGGAGAAGAACTTGCTTCCTCTCTTACAGAGGGCATGAGTGGGATGTTCAAAAACTTCGGTGTCGGTGGAGAGTATGCCGATATGTTTGGAGGTATTCTTGGTGGGCTGACTACTGGAAAAGGTAAAGGTGGATTCGGCCAACTCGGTAACTTAATCAATGGTCAAATGGGCACGGGAGACATCTTCTCTTCGTTGCTTGGCGGCGGTGGCTCAAGTGGTGGAAGTGGTGACATCTTCGGCAGCATAATGAGCGGCCTTGGCCTCGGAAGCAGTGGTAGTGGTGGTGGCGACTTGATAGGCCAAGCACTGTCCGGCAATCTCGATAAGTCAATGAGCCTCTCGTCTCTTGGCACGGGCACTTCAGATTTAAGTTCAAGCTTGACGGGCCTTTCCGGTGGCATGAGCAGCATGACCGGATATCTTGGAATTGCAACTGACACGTTACAATCTTTCAGTAAAATCGGCAAAAATACCAAGTCAACTTTTGAAGGTGGTGGTCAAATTGCTGGTGCTGGAATCGGCGCTGTTTTAGGTGGTCCTGCTGGCGCTAGTATTGGTAGCTCTATCGGGAAGGTTGTCGGGAGTTTTCTCGGCGGCACGCTCGGCGGTGGACCAAAAAACAAAGATACGATTGCGCGAAAGCAAGTAGAGAGTTTCTTAGAAGACGCTTTCAAAGATAAGCACACTTCATTTTTTGGTTCTGACGGAAAGATGCAGCCATTCAACGGGAATTTTCAGTTTGGAAGCAGCGACCGATTCAATAATCCAGGGTGGGCCGATAAACAGCAACAGCAATATGGGCCTCAAAGTACTCAAGTATTCGATTCCATAGGCACAGGACTTACAAAAGTACTCGGTATTACTCAAGATGTTGGTGGGCAAATTGGCGCCATTCTTCAAGAGAATTTAGTTGGAAACATCGACAATGCGCGGTTGATGATGGCACAGCTCGGCGTGAGTCAACAGGATATGACTGATGCCTTTGAGAAAGCTGGCGAAGAAGGCTCGATGAGCTGGCACGAAGTGGAAGTGAACCTACAAGGTGTGTCTCAAGCTTTTGGCGAAGGTCTCGTAGGTGTGAAAAATATGAAAGGTGGCTTTGACCAAATTATTCAGTCTGGTGGCGACGGCATGGACGCCATTCAGGGCATAAAGAATGCAGCTATAGAAGCTGGGGAAGCTAGCGTTACAAGTTTTGATGAATGGAAAGCAGCACTACTTCAAGCTGGATCGGACCCTGCTTATGTAGATGCGTTCTTCGCAGCGCTTCAGTCTCGTGGGCTTACCAGTCTGGATGCAATCAAAGATGCCACTACTCGAACTCTAGGTGGGGTTATTGCAGATATGCAAAGTAACTCATCAGCATTGGCAGATGTTTGGACAAAGGCTCAAACTGAAGCTAAGAAATATCTTGATACAATAAAGGATATTCCAGACAGTAGCACAAAAAATGTACAACTGAACGTGTCGGCCAGTATTGATGGGAATGCAAAAAAGGTTCTCGATATGCAGCCCAACACATCTTCTCCTGTAAATACGAATGTCCCTGCTTTTGCCAGTGGAGGCATAGTGACTGGTCCTACGCTTGGGTTAATAGGAGAAGCAGGGCCAGAAGCCATCCTGCCTCTTGGTCATTTACAAGGTATGCTCAAAGTAGCGGCTCAAGGTGGATCAAATGGTTCAGGCTCAAATGTGTACCATATTGATGCTCGTGGGGCGTCGCCTGGTGTTGAAGGCGATATTATGAGAGCTATGGCGATGATGGAAGACCGAGCGGTAGAGGCTGCGGTACTTGCTGTAGCTCAACAGCGTGAGCGTGGTGGAACTTTTGCGGAATCATTTTAATGACAATAACCTTTCCATTAAGCATCCCCGCTTCGTGTAAACCAAAGCGTGTGCAGTTTTATGCAGTGAACGCAGTGAATCTGTCACGAAGCCCATTCACCTTTGATACTCAGGTGCAAGAATTCTCAGGTCAAAGTTGGGGGGCCGATATTTCGTTTCCTCCTTTAGAGCGCGACGCAGCGGAAGAGTTGGTAGCCTTTTTACTTGCTCTGCAAGGGCCACGCGGAACCTTCATGGTGTACGACCCACTAAATACCGAGTCTCGTGGCTTTGCCAGTGGCGTACCTTTAGTCGATGGCGCAGCACAAACAGGGAACACGCTCGCCACTAAAGGATGGACTGTTGACATTGCTGGAATTCTAAAGCTTGGTGATAAAATTCAAATCGCTAACAGACTGTATGCCGTGATGGGCACTGATGATGTAGATTCTCAGAGTGACGGGAAAGCTGTGATTGATATCTGGCCTCGATTGCGCGAGTCGCCGGCTGACGGTGAAAGTATTATTACAGAACAAGCAAAGGGCTTATTTCGATTGGCAAACCAAACTGTAAATCTTTGGTCAGCCGACGAGACTCGGACCTATGACATATCTCTGAGTTGCGTGGAGGCGATATGACCCGTGCGCTTACTGCGGACTTTCTTGCAGAACTAGAGGCAGCACATGTGCGAATTGCCTTTTTTTTTGAAGGCGAATTCAACAGCTCTACCATAAGACTTTGGAGTGGACTCGGAGATATTTCGTGGGACAGTAAAACTTGGAACGGCAATGGTTGGTTCCAGGGAGTTGGTGGTATCGGGGAAAGTGCCGACATTAAAGCCACTAACCTTGAAATTACTTTGGCTGGTGTTCCGTCCTCCGTAGTTGCTCTAGCACTGAACGAAGCAGCTCAAAATAAACTTGGCAAACTGTGGCTCGCGTTTCTCGATGGTGCCGAAGCTGTAATTAACGACCCATACTTGTGTTTTGAGGGTAAGCTGGACACGGCAGAGATTCAAGAATCTGCTAGTGATGCCACCGTAGTTTTTACTTACGAAACTGAACTGATAGAGTTAGAGAAGGCAGAGGAGCAACGCTTTACTGACGTTTACCAGAAGTCCATCTATCCCGACGACCGTGGCCTGGAATATATTACTGGACTAGCTGACTGGGACGGATTTTGGGGAGTCCCTGAGAAAAAACCGAAGCAGAAAACCAAGCCAAAACCTCATAAAAATAAGAGGCGCAGATAGTGGCAACGGATCGTCGCAAAACAGGCAAGCATCCCAATAGCACCAAGCGTTCTAAGAAAAGAATCTCACGTCCAAAAACCAACATCAACGCTCAGAAAGCTAAGAACAAACAGCACGAGCCGACAGGTAAAGACGTAACCATTCGACAGAGCGATGCCACCTGGCGATGTGTTTATGGCCGTGCTCGCATAGGGGCCATCATGACGTTTGCCCATGACACTGGGACTCTTCAGCACTTAGTTTGTACTCTTGCTTGTCACAAGATTAGTGCCATCACTGCATTGTATCTGAACGAAGTGAAGATAAACTTCGGCGCTTCTCCTGACCCACGTTGGGCAGTGAGTGGCACTAAAGCTGACGGCACAGTGGACGCTAATTATTTGAACAAAGTGTTCATGGCGCTCAATGACGGTAACGAAAATCAAGCAGCTCAATCAGACTTAGTTACTCAAAGTGCAGCTTCTTTTCCCGGTAAGTGGACGGCAGCCCATAGGCAGCGCGGACTGGCGCACGCGTATATTATTCTCATCTTCAACAATAAAACTTTCCCTGACGGGCTTCCTGATATTTCTTTTGAAGTGCAAGGCAAGAGTGACATCTTTGACCCACGGGACAGCACCTACAAGTATACCAACAACGCGGCTCTAATAATGGCCGATTATTTAATGAACACCAAGTTTGGATGCAGCGTGCCTCCTGCTCGCGTGGACATGGACCGATTATCAGCTGCCGCTAATGAGTGCGACGAAGACGTAGCCCTAATTAATGGCGGCACTGAAAAAAGATACACCGTTGACTTCACGTTTGATACTGACGAAACAAAACAATCGGTACTCGAAAAAATGGTGACTGGTCACGGTGGTTCTCTTACTTACGTGAACGGATTGTGGAAGGTTTGGCCAGCAAGATATCACTCCCCAACTGTTACCCTCACTGACGCTGACTTAAGAAGTGCCATTAAGATTAAGACTCGTGCGTCCCGACGCGATAACTTCAATGCAGTGCGTGGCACATACACAAGCCCAACTAATAAATGGCAAGTAACAGACTTCCCAATTGTGAAGAATAACTTTTATCAGAATCAGGACAATGGCGAGCGTAATTTTGAGGAGATGAAATACCCTGTCACGTTGTCTCCTTCGGCGTGCCAACGGTTATCAAAGATCGCACTGGAAGAAGTACGGCAGCCAATTGAAGTTAATGCTACGTGGGGACTTCGTGCTTTTGCCCTTGAAGCGCCCAATGTGGTGTTGCTTACTTTGGCACGATACGGCTGGACCAATAAACCTTTCAAGGTTGTAGAAACGGAACTAATTCTGGACGAAGGTAACGACTCGCCAGAATTAAAAGTGGACATGCAGTTACGTGAGACTGCGGAAGCTGTGTACGATTGGAACTCTGGACAAGAAACCACTGTAGACCTTTCACCAAACTCGGACTTGTCAAGCCCATTGAGTGTGCCACCTCTTACCGGACTTACACTACTTTCCGGTACAGACCAATTGTACGTGCGAGGTGATGGCACCGTGTTCAGCCGAATAAGAGTTGAGTGGGATTCGTTCACCAACGTCTTTATAAACTCAAATGGTTTTGTTGATATTCAGTACAAAAAAACTGCCGACTCTGAATGGAATCCAGGCACTCCGGTTATTGCAGAAGTCAACTTCACTCACATTTTGGATGTGCAGGACTTAGTACTTTATGACGTTCGCGCACGCGCACGTAACGCACTTAGTTTTGTTGGAGAGTGGGCCACTGTTACTGACCACTCAGTGCTGGGCAAGAGTGAGCCACCATCGGATGTTACCAGCTTCGGCGCATCGTTTGGTTCATTCGGTATCCACTTCACATGGGACAATATTCTTGACCTTGACCTTGACCATTATGAGTTGCGGTTATCGGACTCAGCGCTTGACTGGGACTCTGCCGAGTTTGTAGCAGAAGTCGCAGGCGTTCAATACACACTAGCCCTCAAGGTAACAGACACCTACTACTTCCTTATAAAGTCAATGGACTCGTCTGGTAACTACTGCGACAACGCTTCCAGTGTTGTGGTGGCAGTACTCCGACCTTCAGCGCCAATTATCCAGCACACCATTGTGGGCGAGAACGTAGTGCTGAAATGGACAGAATCAATTGGACAGTTTGCCGTTGCCGATTATGAGATTCGATACGGCACAAGCTTTGACCAGTCGGTTTTTATTACAAAGGTGAAGGGCACTACTTATACACTCAAGGGGGCATGGAGTGGCAACAGAAGATTCTGGATTGCAGCACACGACGTCGCTTTCAATACAGGTGACTCAAATTTTCGAGATGTAACTATTTATCCACCGTTCGCAGTAGCTACTTTCACGGCTCAAGTAATCGACAACAACGTACTTCTCCGCTGGACTCCCTCAACTGGCGGCACGTTGCCTGTAGATTATTACAACATCTATAAAGGGCCACAGCTTGCCAGTGCAGAGCTTATAGGCAACACGGCAGGAACCTTCGCGGCATACTTTGAAATTATTAGTGGCGATTTTGTCTATTGGTGCGTACCTGTGGACAAGGCTAGTAATGTTGGGCAGCCAGCTTCACTGGGAGTGCATGTAGATGAGCCACCAGATTTTGAGTTGTTTGAAGATGTGGTGCTTGACCCTGAGCTTGCGTTGACATTAAATAATATTCGGATTGAGTTCATACAGGGACAACCTGTTATAATTCCTGAGCCACCGTTGCCTGGTACTAGTTCAGCCGGATTGCTCACTGGACTTGTTGGACCTCTCACTTACTCGGCATAAGGAATTTAATGGGACTGGTTAGTACAAAGCGAATGATTCTCCCAGTGGTCGATGAGACCTTTCAGGAGCATTTTGACGACAACACATGGGCCTCGCCGCAGGAGCAAGTTGTCGCTGGCTACCCAATATTTATTCAACCGTCCAATTCCACGGCGAAGTTTGTGTACAAGCATGACTTGGGAGTGCTGTTGACTGACCCCGTACTACTCACTGTGACGTGCCCGATGGATGCGATTGATGGCACGGTGAGCGTGGCGTGTACTATATCAATCTCAGACGATGACATGACGTACACTAATCACTCAGGAGTATTTCAATTATTCGCTGGCGATTTTCGATATATAAAAGTCACTCTCGACTTCACCACGGCCAACAACCATTATCTTGTCAAGGCAGGGCCAGTACGACTTCGCATCTCGTTGAAGCATAAGCGCGATGCTGGCAGCGGCACATCAGATGACATGGCACCAGCAACCGTGCCTTTTAACAAGGATTTTATAGACGTACGGAGCATCACTGTTACCCCTGCTTTTAATGCTTTGTATCCAGTGATTGCGGTATACGATTTTGTGGATGTACCTAATCCGACCTCTTTTGATGTATATTGTTTTCGGTCAGATACAGGAGTTCAGGTGGAAAACGATTTTAGTTGGGCAGCGGAAGGAGTTTAGATTATGACAGCAACGGACTGGAACACTCCTGGTTTAGCTGATGAGTATGCTGACTTTAGAGACTTTTTTAAGACTCAGCTTGAGCACGTTGGCATCAAGGACTTTGATATTGACACCAATATTCCCACTGGGATGATTCGGCTCAATCCGTCAACTGATATTGAACAAAGGTTTACTGGATCGTCTTGGACGCCAACGGGGCGTGAAAATGAAATAAGCACACACATGTCCAATACAGTGCTGCATTCTGGCGTACCTATCGGGACTTGTCTTTCTTGGCTCACAGCAACAGCTCCCACGAACTATTTAATTTTAAACGGTACCACTATTAGTCGTACCACTTATGCCGCTCTTTTTGCGTTGTGGAGCACTACGTTTGGTGCTGGTGATGGTAGTACTACTTTCACACTTCCCGATTGCCGTGGGCGATTAATGTTTGGACAACACGCTTCGGTCTCTCCTGGCAACGGTGCGATGGGTACGATATTCGGTGCTATCAATCACACGCACACTGGACCCTCCCACACTCACACAGTGGCCGGTCATACGCACGACATGTCTAACCACACACACACTGGCGGGGCACATGTTCACTCGACCCCATCACATACTCACTCACTACCAGCGCATCATCACAATGCGGCATTAAACGGTGCGGACATTAACATTCAGTCTTCAGCAGCCCACCAGCATAACTATGGAACTAAATCTGGTTCCACCATTGCCGGCAGTGGCGGCAATAGAGCGTTGAATGCTGCGTCTTCGGGTGCCAACGAAACCAACGTCACATCAAATGACGGTAGTGGCGCACATATTCATGCGAATAGTTCTTTTAGTGGCAGGGTTGGCAACGTAAACTCTGGTAACAACGGAGATGGTACTATTTCGTCTACATCAGAAACGGGAGGAGATACTGGAAGCGGTGGAGCAACAGCAACTGCGGCACCGAACACCAACACCACAGGCTCAACTGCCTTGACCACTGTAGCAGGAGGCACAGCAGACACAGGAACCAATAACCCACCGTGCATAGTTTGTAACTGGATAGTTAAGGCGCTTTAACAGGAGAATGTATGACAGATAATTTTCAAGCAACGGAAGGCTCCGGTAAAGTATTTCGAGCCAAAGACCCAGGAGATTCGATTCTTCGTAGTGTAGTTCACGTTGACCCAACTACTACGGACGGCGTGGAGACTTATCGTAACATCGACACCAACAAAACTGGCAACAACATTAAGTCTTCGGCAGGTTCGGTGTACGGTGGTGAGTTCTTCAACGGTCATGCCACGGAATTTAATTATGTAAAACTTTACAATAATTCTGGCACTCCTACTAGTAGCCATACCCCATTGCGAACTTATCGAATACCACCCAAGGGCGGCATTGCATTTAGTAAAGCCATAGGAATCAAATTTGATACAGGCATTGCTGTTCGTGCCACAACAGGCGTGGCTGACAATAACAACATAGACCCAGCCACAAATGATGTAATTGTAAATATTGATTATAAGTAGGAGCGGTCATGGCAAATAAAATTCTTGACCTCTTTGGTTCTTCCACTGCTTTCGCTATTACGATTGCAAGCTTAGCTTCGAGCACCACAGGAGTTGGGCGTCAGTCAGACATTCTTGACAACAGTACAAGTCGCGAACAATGTGTCCGCATATGGGCAAAGATTAAGCAAGGGACTTCGCCGACTGGAAACAGGTCGGCATATCTATATTTAATCGCAGATGACAACCACGGCACCAATCACAGAACAGACGGCGCTGGGGCTTCGGACGCTGCTCTTACTATTCAGAATGCTCCCCTAATTGGAGTGATGAGAAATAAAAGCACAGCTGCTACTGGCGAACTTTTGTATGGTGAGTTCTTGGTCCGAATAGCTGCACCGAAATGGGGTATTATTCTTGTTCATGATACGGTGGTGGCATTAGATTCTACAGCTGGCAATCACTGGCTGAGATACTCGTACGTAAGCCCTGAAGTTCAATAAGAGGAGACACACTTGACGTTCTCTGGATTGTTGCCACTACCCTCAGCGCGACCAAGTTTTCAGAACGGCTTCGCGCGCAACAAGTCAGAGTCGGCATTCCCTGAGCTTTGGAACGCACTAATCGGCGCATGGTGCCCGTCCATCGGGTTTCAAGGCAGAAGACTTCAAGACTTTTCTGGCAGAGGCAATCACGGTGCCTTTAGTACGGGCATGACTAACTCCGCATGGATTGATTCTCCGTGGGGGCCAGCTCTTGTTTATGACGGTACTGACGACTGTATAAATATTGGAACTGGAATAGTCAGCCTGAGCACACCGTTCACTCTTTCCATGCGTTACACTGTAGATGACACTACACACAATACGTACAGTCTTATAGGAAGTTCAGTAGGCGGTGATGCCACCAAAAGTTATTTCATTTTTATTCATCGCACTGACAAAAATGGCATGGTCTTGCAATACGACCTTGGGCCAGGTGCAGCTCTTTTTTCTGCTTCACCATCTATTGCCACCGTAGCCAACAAGTGGCACCACGTTACGATGTATCGCAATCCGTCCATTGGCAGCTTCGCGTCATTAATGGACGGCAATCAAAGCATAGGCGATGCCACCAACCCGTCATTCTCTCATCCGATTGACGGCACGTGGGGTATTGGAAGCTGGGACCCTATAAATGTAACCAATTTATGGAAAGGAAAAATCGGGGATGTATTCTTGTGGAACCGAGGACTTCTTCAACGTGAAATGGCAAGTCTTTTTGAAGGTGCCCACCCATTACGACTATCGCAAGAATGGAACTCGGATTACACAGCTCCTATCTCCCCTCCTGCTACCGGCTCTCCGGGCAGTATGATGTTGACGGGAGTGGGTACATGAGAGATGAAGTCTTAAAAAAAGTTATGATACGCGGCATACACCACGCCAATAAAAATAAGATAGAGTTGGATGTGCGGGATGCTGATAATAAAGAACTGAAACTCATTTTAACTGCTGACGATGCGCTTGCCCTGGCGAGCAACTGGGAAGCAGTTATAGCTTTTATTAATAATCTACCAGGGGAGAAATAACAATGGAGACCAACCCCATGCAGCCAACACTTACTAATTTCAGCGTCCTAATGATGGAAGACGGTACTGCCGATGTCATCAAGTTCCAAGAAAGGATCGTTGGTTGTGACAAGACCCTTTTTTCTCAACTCGCAGTAGGAGTGTGCCACACGATTGAGGAAGCAAAAGCATCCTTACAAACTGGGGCATTTGACCTTATACTGTTAGATATAAATCTGCCTGACTCCGAGGACTTGCAGAGTGTTCGAGCTTTGCTGAAAGAATTCCCCTGTGTTCCGATAGTGGTACATTCAGGAATTCCCTCTGCAAAATTAGCCGCAGAAGCAATTGCACTTGGTGCTCAGGACTACATAGTGAAGGGCACCATGGGGCAAGACGACTTGGTTCGTAGTTTAATTCACGCTAAAATTCGTCACGATGCGCTCCGTCGTTTATATTGGCTAAGCGGGGTTATACTCAATGAGAGAAGGCGAATTCGCGAAGGAACTAATTCAAATATTAGACCAGTCGCTCAATCTTATCCGTCAGGATTTAGTAATCCTGCGCAATGAGGTGATGGAACAAAAGCTTGAGATCGAGGGTATGAAGCACGCCGTCAGTTCTTTGACAGCTCAACGCGCAGACCGTGCCAAGATTTTGACGGTATTAGTAAGTGGTATGCTGGCAGCGGTAGCCTCGATTGGAGTAGCGATAATAAATTATTTCAAGGTGAAGTAATATGAGCGACGTGCAGGAACCAGTTAGCGATAAAATATTCACCATGCTCACTCGCGACGAAGGAGTTCAGCGTATGCCTTACGACGACGCCACTGGGGTTCCGGTACGGGCACCAAAAGGATTTCTTACCATAGGAGTCGGGCACAACCTGGACTCTAAGCCACTGAGTAATGCTGTCATATATCAAATACTTTCCGAAGACGTTGCAGTGGCGACTGCGACCGCTAAGGACGTTGTTGGCATTGAGGTGTGGGACGGGTTAACTGAAAACCGAAAGCTGGCCTTAATCAACCTTGCCTTTAGCATGAAGCCTCAAAGCCTCAGAAGTTTCAAGAAAATGCTGTCCGCCATACGACGGTCAGATTGGCCTGCAGCCGGTCAGGAACTTCGTGAGAGTCTCTGGGCCAAACAAGTGGATCCCAAGTGTCAACCTAACCAGGGAAGAGATGATCGCGTAATAAATCTTTTGGAGAAAGACCAGTATGACTATTAAACTCATAACAGCGTTCCTCATTTGTTGCTCAATAACCGGAAGTGCCTTTGCTCAGAACCAGGGTGGACTTGGTGCCTACGCTGCGCTGCACGACAAGTGGCCTTGTGAAGCCATGATGAGAGCCTACAAGGGAAGCGCCACCTTACGATTGGCCGTTTTGTGGAACTCCTTCGGTACCAACCTTTCGTGTCTTGATCAGTGGGCAGCCGACCCAAGACCCAAGTACCTGGAATCTCACCTGCTGAACGAAGTGTGTCAGCGGAACAACCGTTGTGGAAATTATGAAGTTCTGAAGTCGCTCACCGTAGACCAGTATAAAAAGAAATTACAGGCGAACGACGAAGCCCTGTTCACCAGGATACGCTCTAACCTACAACCCCTTGCCGAGTGGTACGCTCGTAATCCGAACGTCGCCTGTGCCATCTCAGGAGGTTTAGAATCGAACCTAGACTCTAAGAACTATTTGAACCTTGTTGCTGCCATCAAACCTCTCTTTCCCGAACGATGCCAATGGGTTTGGAATCCTGTCGGACGAAGCACTCCTGTGAAGCCCATAACTGGTTTTATCACAGAAGGGCACGGGGATGCTCCTGATGTGACACCTCCATGTATTTCTAACATGGACGGGGTGGATACAGACCTTCCAGCACGACCGGCAATTGTGTCTCCAAAGATTGCATACAACGACCTCCCACGTTTCTTGGCATCGTCAGCCTCTTGCGATGCGACATTCCTTTGGATTGCGGAGTTCAACGGACTGAAGCGTGGGGGGGCTTTCGTTGACCCTCGTAAGAGAACCAACTTTCCGTCATCAGAAATCTTCGACCAACTACAAAAGAAACTGGTGTTCCGCGTAAAACTACCTAAGCCTTGGGGCGCGGAAGATGAGAAGGGAAAAAAAGGTTGTAAAACATTCTTGAAAGTGCCGGATGGCGCAAAGAAGAACTTTCTTTGGAAGCAAAGTGACCCAATCGTTCTACAGCGTGGTGCGGTTACATTCCTACCTACATCTTATAACAAGACCTCATTTAAGCTGGCGAGTGTTTACGTGATGAAGGGGCCAAAGAAGATTGCCACGGCGTATGAGCACAAGCTATATACTCAAGATAAGAGTAATCGTCACTTTTTTCGGTTCCGCAAGCTGGCAAAAGATTTTCCCTTCAACGTGGTAGCGCATTACGGTAGTGTGTGTGCTGTGATTCCGAATCCTAAAATAAGAGTTGATTAATAAAGAGGAGATTATGTTATGAGCAAAAACAAACTTGCGGGCGGCAAAACGCTTAGTGAAAGCAAAACGGTTCGAAGTAACATACTGAGCATCTTGGCAACCATCGGGACCATTGCTGCGATTCTGCACGGAGGAGCTGACCCAGGAGTTATGATACCAGCTCTTGCCACTGCAGCGGGTACTCTGTACGGCAACATAATGAGTATAATTCACAGGAGGTACGCCACGGAAAGAATCATACCTTCAAATGTAGTTTTCTAAATGTATTCTTTTTGTGTACCTTCTATAACTGATATAATTAACTTTCTTCTTAAGGAGACAACGCTCATGGGAAAACTAGACACAATCGAAGCAACTGCTGGCGCATTACGCGACGCAGTTGTTGCACAAAACGGGACTCTTGATGCCGTAGATTTAAAGCTTGATGAAGTCAAAGCCTTCATTGAGTCACTTGACAGTGGCGCTGATGAAGCACAGCTCGATAGAATTTCTGCGATTCTTGACGCTGCATCCACTCAGGTTGCAGAAGGGAAGACCAAGGCTGAAGCAGTACTTGCTGAGTCGGACGCACTTGACGCTGCGTCTGAAGTAGTCCCTTAGTCGGGGTAGGCAGGTATGCGGTACTAGGAACCCTCGTGATGTGACTACTCCCCATGCCTAAAGGCAGGGGATTTACGGCGATTTTTGGTGACCACAATACCTGCCGTACGCCTCCCCGATTGCTCTAATAATTACCCGTGATTGATTCTCCCCTAGTTTTTTTATTAGGGCATTAATCTGCCGCCGGAATATTTCCGTTTCACGAATTGATAGGAATTTTGGTTTTTTCATTTCGCTACTCATTGCTTTTTATCCTTTTTATCCGTTTTGTCCGAGAGAAGAACGCATCGCGAGCAGCCGGAGCAGCGCGAGCAGTTCGAGCATCGCCTACAGTCATAACAACAATCACAGCCGTGGCAATCCACACAGCCGGAGCAACCCACACAGCGGGTGCAGCGCGAGCAGTTCGAGCATCGCCTACAGGCATAACAACAATCACAGCCGGAGCAACCCAACAAGCATTCCAAACAGTTCAAACAGCCGGAGCAATCCACACAGTCGTGGCAACCCACACAGTCGGTGCAACCCACACAGCGGGTGCAGCAATCACAGTTCACGCAGTCCGAGCAGTTTTTAAGAGTCTCTAATGCCGCTCTTGCCTTTTCTTCCGTGCCGAAATACTCAATAGATGCGCTATTGTTATTCGCGTCAGTTATCGTTTGGGTTTTCATAATTTTCCTTTATAGCTCACTCTCTACAACTAAGAGTATCACAACCGTGATACTGGTGCAAGTAATCTAATCATTTATTATTAGGTAGTGGATTCAAGGGGTTAGGCGATTCCCATAGCCTCATGGCGTCTCGTAGCTCGTCCTCTCGATAGCAGCCGTCAGCCTGTCTGACGATTTTGAACATCCTTTCAGCTGCGAATCTTTCTCGCTCTTGAGTAGCTAAAGCTAGGAGATTTATGGCGATTTAGTTAATATCATAGCAGAGGGGAGGAAAAATGTTATGGAAATGGATAAGTACGGGGAACATCTCACTCCTGCAAAAATTTTAGAGTTGCTACAATGTCGCAACGAGACAAGGCAAATCCTAAAAGATCAGCGCAACGAGATATTCACCGAGTTGTGGCTCTACTACCATCGCCAATTCACAGCCGCACAGTACGAACGCGACACAACAGGGGAACAAAAATTAAAACAAGAATCGTTTGGGCCAGATGCTCAAAAAGTACGAATAGAGTACAGAGGATCTACAATCACGCTTGATAGTACGGACGAGAAAGGAATAGAAAGAATCCTTAAAATTATAAAGGACGCATAATGATACAACGTACAATTATGGAGGAGTTACGCTAGCATGGGAACAATAGACCTAGAAGATTCGCACATTGACGACATGACCGTTGAACAATTTATATCAGCGGTGGTAGACCTTGAGCCAGCTCTTAGACTGGTGGAAGTTTTACTTAAAACTCAAGTTGCTCTTGAGCAAGCCCTTAAGCGCATAGACCAAAAGGACGCACTGTTGAAGCTTATAGTAGGGGAGCGCGACGCTGCCATTGCACGAAATAAAGTTTGACACTTGATTTCTATTGCCGCCGCGCCATGCCACACTCTGCCGGAGTTGTAACCATTCTAAGAGACTTGACTGTCCACTAAAAGGGATCGATCCATAGACGACAATTCTAATCCCGAAACTGATTGGGACTTTCCACGGTCTGGGACTGCTCGTTCTCTGCACTCAATTCATCCATATCCTGCTAAATTTATTAGTGAGATCCCCGCCGCGCTAATCAAAAAGCTTGGAATTGCGCCAAAATCAATCCTGCTGGATCCATTTTGCGGATCGGGAGTTACCTTAGTTGAGGCGCAGAGAGCTGGGATAGAAAGTATCGGAATTGATCTAAACCCGATTGCTTGTCTGATCTCGCGTGTCAAAACAAGCAACTTACCTAAGGAATTTTTGAGCATTGCTGAACTTGTTGTTATCTCTGCTAAGAAAAATAAGAAGGTAACATCGAGGGAAATTCCAAATGTTGATCATTGGTTTTTACCAGAGGTCCAGGCAGCTTTGCATGCTTTGATTGCCGAGATTGAGGATCTTGAGCCTGGTAACGTTCAAGATGCATTAAAGCTCGCTTTTTCTTCTATCGTTGTTCGAACATCAAACCAAGACAGCGATACCCGCTATGCCGCCGTTTTAAAGCACGTATCCTTTGATAGTGTATTCAAACATTTTTTAAATGCATGCAGGCAGTTTCGAGTACATCTAGGTGAAAAGGGGTTGCCGCCAAAAGTGATTATCTTTTGTACTGATTCACTTAAAGCTGATAGCGTCCTTACGAATCAAAAAATAGGATTGGTCATTACGTCTCCTCCGTATCCTAACGCCTATGAATATTGGCTTTATCACAAGTATAGAATGTGGTGGCTAGGGTTAAATCCACTTGCTGTCAAAGCCAACGAGATTGGCGCGCGGTCGCATTTTTTTAAAAAGAATCGGCATACTGCGTCAAAGTTTAATGAGCAAATGCGGGCGTTGATTTCAGCAATCACACCGTTCACTGACATAACTTGCAAATGGGGAATAGTAATTGGACCATCGAAAATTCACGGCGAAGTAGTTGATAATGGTACCATAATTGTTGAAGAAGCCGAGAAGCTGGGATGGAAATTAGTTGAGCGTATAGAGCGAGAGATCCTCGCTTCTCGTAAAGCCTTCAACTTGTCTCATGCTCGTATCAAGCAAGAATCAATATTGGTTTTAGAGAAGGTCGCATGAAGAACGAACGTCCAAAAATTTCAGAACTCTTT